AACCGATCTGATTTTTGAAACTGAAACTGAAACTGAAACTGAAACTGAAACTGAAACTGAAACTGAAACTGAAACTGAAACTGAAACTGAAACTGAAACTGAAACTGAAACTGAAACTGAAACGGAGACTGAAACTGAGACTGATGATTTTTCCCAAATGGGCGGAAAATTTGCCGGAGTTATTAGTAAACTTGGTCGTTTAGCAAAGACAGCACCGGGTAAAATAACTAAAGGTTTTACCAAAGCCACTGAAATTGCTGAAAAGGGTATGACTGCAGCTGATCGTGCCTCTACATTAATGGAATCAGGTATTTCGACTGCAGAGCAGTTAACTGGACGTGCTGAGGCTCTTGCTGAAAGAACGAGTAGCATTGGACAACAAGTTGGGGATATTTATACGCGATTTTCGGGTCGGGAATCTGATTCTAACTATTCGGACACCAGATTAATTAATAGTGCACCATTAAGTCCAAGATCAGGTCAAAATTTTCAGTCTTTTGGAGATTATATTTGTTTGAAAAAGGATTTTGTACAGGATATGCGAATGTTGTTTAATGAACTCTTTGCCAAAAGAAATGACGTTTAATCACTATAAACTTCATCACAACCGGCATCTGACTCACGGCAAACTTCGTTTTCAAGCCACGGCCAATTATCGGGGTAGCCATTTGTTGCTTCGAGAGCTAACATTTCTGCCTCTTCGAATATGGATATATCTGGAAAATATCCAGCTTCCAGTTCTTCTTCTTGTTGTGATTTAGCTTTTTCTAAACATCGATCCATATTGGCATAATTATACAAGAAATGCATTTGACACATTCTTTCGACAACTTGATCTAGAGTCCAATTGCGATGCAGTGGAACTGATCGGCTTTGATGATTAATGGTGTTATCTATATATTTTTGGCACAATTTACTATCATTTCTTAATTGTAGTCGGTATTTGGCTAGTGCTTGTATTAATTCTGCTTTTCGTTTTTGGATTGTCATATTTTTTCGTTCCGCTGCTCTTTCTTGTCTAATATTTTTGAGTTTAGATAGTTCTTTCAACCTTTCGTCGATTTTTGAAGGAGATATTTGATATTTTTGGCAAAATATATCTTTGACATCGCTCTTACGGACTAAAGTTGTTGTTTTTTGTCGAATTCTAGGTCCATCGAAAGTATCTATTGACTGTATGTCATTTTCAGTCAAAAAATAATAGGTTTTGGCAGTAGTTTTATACATCATTTTATATTGTTCACTATATTTACAGTGACTACATAAAATCATGTTGAATGCTATAGAATTAGTACCTCCTTTTTGGTGACAGTTATCACAGAAATTAGGCATTTGTTGTTTTTATATTTTTCTAAATAACTTCAGTTATTTTTTTGATTCAACAGTAAATTGTTCCAATTATTACAAAGTTATTTAGTAATAATTAGAACTAGATATTATCTATTCAGCAGTTTCTTGTGGAGATTTTTCTCCGTCAACTGAGGGTGGTTGACTTGAAATAGTGACTTTCTTGGGTGGACTATTTGAATTCAAGCGACTGGCCCAACTATTGGGATCGTTATTAGTCGGTGGTGAAGGTGCCGAGTCGTTTGTATGTGATTGTGTTTGTTGAGGACGGTAAGGTCCTCCTCGTCCACTTCCGCGAGCTCGTCCGCCTTCGGATCGACCTCTACCGCGACCACGTCCACCACCGCGACCGCGGCCTCCACTATGTTCACTAGTGGATGGTCTAGTGTGGTGCTGTGGGTGAATTTCCGCAGCTGGTTCAACTCCTTCATGGGCTTCAAGTACTGTTTGTGTGTAGCGATTACTGTTTTCACGATCAAGCTCATAGCGAACTGTGAAATAGTGTTCTGGAAGGTGTTCACCTAGACCAGTCTGACTCCATCGCCAAGCTTTCAATCCGGCAAAAAATCCAGCCCGATTGGCTGCATTCAGCCAACGTGGCTGTGTTTCTGTTAGTTCGCGTCGAAAAAGAGGTCCGAGGTTTTCTTGACATGGGTTAGTCCACCAATTTTCATGTTCGGAATCGGGACTGAGAACGTTATCAAGTGTCCACTGTTTCACTCCTGAACCTTCTTCACGAGATTGAAGGGCCGCGAGACTTGCACGTGTAATCCAATTAATAGTGGCCTGTCGAGTACGGCGGAAAGAACGTGTATTAGCAAGTTTTACCATTTTACAGTTGATATTTTTTGTAGAAGGGTCGGTTTATAAAGTCGAAGTTAAATAAAATTTTTTTTCATTTTTTTTACTAATAAATATAGTTGGGATATGACAAATAAAATCGCGGATAGTATACCATTAGGTATTCAAAATAATATGAGTAATTGTTATATTAATTGCGCTCTCCAACTTTTATTGAATTTACCAGGATTAAATCACCAACTCTTAGAATTCTTTCAAAGAAAAACAGGTCCAGGTCCATTACATGAAAAATTGGAAAAATCGTCAGATATTGAATGGCTATTATTCTATCTCAATTTGCTTGATAATATGACCATGGAACAGAGGAGTCAGGTAAGAAGAAAAGTGCTGAATATTAACCATTTCTATCAATTTCTATGTAAAATTGGAGAAGCTAGAATGAATCATCAGGGAGATTATCACGAGTTCTTTCTCTCTTTAAGTGATCATCTGTCTAAGGCTCAAAAGCAATTAGGACTTAAGCCAACATTTGATGATTTGATTACGGGTGAATTAACTAAGAATATTTGTTGTCAGCGATGTCAAAATGTTGTCAAGGTGACGGATCTTTTCTCTAGTGTCCCATTAATTGATAACAAAGTAGTAGCCAGTCTTTTGGCTTTACAAGAACAAACGATTTTAAATGATTATTCTTGCGAAAAGTGTGGAAATGGTGAAAAAACTGACGCATCTATCACTGTTCAAATAAAGACTCTTCCATCATTATTAATCTTTCATTGTTTATGCAAAACACGAACTCCGATTAAGTTTGACCGGGGTTATAAAATTCAAACCGAAGAGAAAAAGTTGACTTATCTATCATATGCAACTGTTCATCATTGTGGATCGCAATTTGGTGGACATTATTATGTACAGCTTTTTGTTGATGATAAGATTTATATGATTAATGATGAACATGTAAGTTTACAGAACACTATTGAAAATTGGAATATAGTCTCCTTATTGTTATTGAGAAATTAACTCAGAATATAGATTTACTGCATCTTAACTGTTAATTTTCAAATATTATAAAGATGGTATCTCGCACTAGATCACTTTCTAGCAAAACGCAACCACAAGTTAAACGTAGTAATATTCGTCAAAATATTCGTCAACTAGTTTGGAATTCACATATTGGAACCAAATATGGTTCAAGTCTTTGTTTTTGTTGTGGAGCCACTCAAATTACACCATTTAATTTCGAATGTGGTCATGTAGTTGCTAGAGCTAAAGGGGGAAAGGATTCAGTCGAAAACCTTCGACCTATTTGTGGTCTTTGTAACCGTTCAATGGCCACTATGAATATGTTAGAATTCCAACAATTACATCAGCTCCCAGTCAAACAATATAAATTATATCGTCGCCTTTATGCATTTCTTGTCCTAATACCTACTACTATTTTATTGTATTATCTGTGTATTTCTAGTTGATAAAATTTTGGATATTAGGAATTTGGCAGATAAACATTCGTCGGCAACACTCATTACCGATTTTCAATTCTTGTAAAATATTATAGTCTTCTTTTCTCGCTTCCAATCTCTTGAAATAAGGCAACCAGAGATGACCTATGTGGGCTCCACAAGTAAAACAGTTAATGGGATACATGTTATAAAAAGAGAATACTAATATCTTTATAAAATTACTGGCAATTTTTTTCAGTTGAAACAACTAACTGTGGGAAAATTTTACAAAAATTTATTTATTATATTTGTTTAAAAGGTATATACTAAATAAAGTATAGGTAATATGGAACCCTCTGTAGCTTCAACTGTATATGATAGTATTCGTTGGATCTATTCTTTTCTAGTCGAGAAGAATGGGAAACCCAAATATCTACTTGATCCCCTAACAACTATTGTTAAGCTTTCCATGTTAGCATACAAAATTCCCAGTACTAAAATTTGGATCGCCAATCATAAATTAAGTTTCAGTGAACCTTCACCGTTACAAGGTCTAGGTCGCTGGATGATGGGTGGTAAACGGGAACATATTCACTATTTGTATCCCTCGTTGCTCTATTTTTGTCATCTTAAATATAGTGCGGCTAATATTGGATCAGGGTCTGAGGATGGTTTATCAGAAACCTTGCGCGAAGTAATAGATTTTTATAATAGACTGGTCATCGCCGGGTTACAGGCTTTAAAACTTACATATTCAGATAGTAAAAGCGATGAAGTTGCCACTTGTTTAGATCTCTATCTTCCCATGTTGGCAAGTGAAGATGAAACGTGTATTGGAGCCAGATATGAAAGGATGAATACCACCACCAAAAAAGTTTATGATGAATTTCTAAAATGTTGGAACAAAACAAATATTGAAGTGATTACCAATTTATTTAAAGAATTGGAGCAAAGAAGTGACGATCCTAATTTTGTTGCCAAAACTCTAGAAGTACTAGATAATTATTTGGAAGCGATCAATTTTAAAATCGACAAATTGCGCGACCCATAGTCGTTTATATGTGACATTATCTTCTAAACTTAAAGAACTTATTCATATAATATTAAAGATTCTATATCATCATGATAACCAGATGAGGTTTGTCCGGTGATTAATATTGTATTCTTATTGTGAGTTTAAAGCTTGTACACGTTCTTTATAAAGTGCTTGTTCTGTTGGACGCAAACTTTTCCATATTTTTCGAAAATCGGGTTTCGGATCCGGTTTCCCAGCCATTTCCCATTCCTCTTTCTTTTCCTTTAGAAAAAGGAAATAATTTGTCATCGATTTTTTCTTTGTTTCGCCTTGTGAAACACAACTACGCATATCAGTTGGTATATCAGTGGCTAAACTATGTCCACTACTATTACCAGGACTATTTTGATGATAATGTTGGTGAGCATTAGTATTTACATGTCTTGGATTGATTGATACTTTAGGTGAATCTAGAAGATCTTTGAGGCCACACTTATCCATGAGAGTAATAATTGTTTGTAGAGTAGTTTCGCTATCTTCACATTTAATTTCCTGTTGAAAATATTGGGTGAAACGCTGTACAAAAATTTGATAATTATTTTGGCCGCACATGTTTCCAGTTTGTGTCATGGTTTATATGACCAAGAAGAAATTTTCATTTTTTTTGTTAAGGTTTATTTTCCTATAATATAGTTTGACACTATGGATCCTAGAGTAGTAAATATTTTAATTAGAGATAGTTTTGATATCGTTGGAAAATGGACACAAAGACTTTGTCTGTCCGATAAAACAGAAACTAATCCACTGACATTCTTGGATAGTACTGGAATACCTCTCTATCGTCTAGTGATAGTTGGTGGTGTGGCATTGAATAGTTCTATTCGTCGTCAATATCCGACACGTGATATGGATTTAAAATTAGTTTACAATCGGATCATTGAAAGAGAAGAGTACTTTGATCTTTATAGAACCGAATTCAATCCTCTAAGAGCAAGAATTATTTTAGAATTAGTTAAATTTCTTAACAGAAGGACCGCACATATGTCAACTATTTTTGATGACTTATTGGAATACCATGTCCGTGAAGATGGTGCTCATCAATATTTCCGAGCCGCTATCAATTATTTTCGGCCATATTATTTTTCTAGTATTTCTGGTGTACTCGCTAAAATTGAGCAAACTAGAAACGAACATGATCCAAACATAGATTCGTCTTTTCGACATCTAACAGAAATGGTTTTCTCTGTCGTTTATCGTCCTCGTGGTGGTGACCGTGATTGTACTCTTATTGATTTAACAATGTTTACTAATTTACGATCAATCAATCCAGTGTATCAGCCGGGTAATTTAGAAACCAGCCAACTCTATCACAAATTTTATAACCGTATGCTGAAATATTATACAGACTCTGAAAAAGATATAGTACCAAGCAAGAAAATACCGCAAGTTTCACCGGATGTTCGCTTTACAAATATTGGCTTTATACTTTATGACAATTACTTGTTAATTTATAAGCATCATGATCAGGCCAAACAATATATTGTTCGACAACGATTGGAGTATTTGCTTGACCAATTAATATATGAAACTCGGAAAAGGGGCGAAAAGTATCAGGAAGTTCTCAATACTTTGACAGAGTTGGCCATTCTGTTTAGTGACCCAGATTTGGATCCAATTGAAAGACCGGATGATTATGACCAACAAGTAATAGATCAGAAAATTGAGTTAGTTATTAACTATCAAACGGAGAATCTTCTTCCAAGTTACAATCATTATCGCCAAGTTTTACCAACTCTTCGTCATATCAAAGAGTTCTACGTCCCCTTTACATTAGATAAAGAAATGACACAAAACGTAGGAGGCTCTGATAATGATGAAGAGATAGAATTAGAGACAGATCTGGGGTTACAATTAGGAAATCAAGTTATTAGTTCTCAATCAAGTATCGGACTAGATTCAGTCAATGATGTGTTTATTGATGATAGTTATAGGAGTGAGAGTGATCTTAGAAGCGAAACTCTATTATCGGATTCAGACGGGGGCGGTAATAATGGTATAAAATATAGAACAGGGCCAATTGTTCAACTTCACGAACGCTATCCAGTGAGTTTATATGAACGATGTTTGGGTTCATTTCAACGAGAATGGATTGAAAATTGGAGAAATCATTTCCAACAAAGTGATGAACAAGTTGAACGACAACCAATTCCACCATGGAGCAGCGAATACATGACTACACCATTGCTTTTTTCGACTACAAAATAAACTAGTTCTGGCACTAGTTTAAAAACAACAGCTTGTTTGCTAACTTGGAAAAAAAATGAACTTTTTTCCAATCAAGAACTAAATGTTATACCAAATGTCTCAAACCGAATTCAGTACTTCTTCTAAGTTTGTTGGTCCAGTTCTTCCTAACTATCTTGATGAGCGTCATCCTCTTAAGGGAACCAAAGTTTTAGAAACGCTAGAGATTGACAGTGGTCATCGTTATGCTGGAGTGACTGACGATATTATTTCTATTGATAATATTGTTTGGTCGGCAGATCCGAATTTTGAGAAATATCAACGTTGTTTACGCAATACAAACCATAGCGCAGTGTTATATAATTTGTCCGATTATAAGGCTAGTCACTATTTTAATAAGCCATTTTATTCTCCATTCAGGGATGTTTACAGCAAGAAAAACTCCACCAATAAGGAATTTCAAAAGCATTTCAATAATTGTGCACCATTTTTCGATCATTTTAATTGGCGTAACGTGGTCTTAGCTGGTGGTGCTGTTTCTAATGTTCTTCTAGGAAGTGAGTATATTGATAGTGATTTTGATCTATTTGTTTATGGCCTCAATGATGAACAGGCCAGTAACAGGGTCAAAATGATTGTCAATCATTTTTTGGATTTTTGCGACCATAATAATTGTTATCGAGTTCATATGATGGTAAAGTCAGAAAATCTTTTACAAATTTATCTTCAAAAACTTGATGAAGATAATAAATATGCTGTTGAACAGACCTATGAAATTCAAGTGATATTTCGTCTTTACCAGACTTTATCAGAAGTTCTTCATGGGTTTGACTTGGGAAGTAGTGCTGTTGGATATGATGGAACTCAAGTTTATTTCACTACTCTTAGTCAATATGCTTATGCTAACATGACAAATATTTTGGATACCACTCGACGAAGTACGACTTATGAGCTCCGTCTTGCAAAATATCAAAAACGCGGATTCAGAGTTGTTTTGCCAGATCTCAAGACAATCCATCGAACCACCGAACCTATGAATGGACCAGTTTACTCCAATGAATATTTGACTACTGGTCATTATGGGCACGTCTATCTTAACATGTCTCGTTATCTTGCACAGCAAACTCCTCCTTACCGTGTAGGACTTTTCGATTATAAGCTCGACGATGCCCGACCATGTAAAACGGTTGCTGAAATCCTTGGTGAATCTTTCCATCATAATAAATTAGTTTTGGCTAGTGTCCAGAAATTAAAACAGTTTGTTAAGCAGGAGTCTCATTATCTAAGTAAAAACGAATATCGTATGTCCAAGAATACAAGAGTAAAAGACTGGATCTATCGTCACGGGAAGGATAGTCTTATTCATTACCTCGAAACCGGAGAAAAACCAGATAGAATGTTTTATGATGATTTAGAGACATGGGAGCATGAACGTATTAGTCGAGTACCAGAATATTTAACATTTCTAAAGGAAAATCTCTTTAAGATTGACTGGAAGACTCAGGATCCCGGTACTCAACTAACTTCTAGTTTCAATCCTGTTATTGCTGATTCTCGTGAATGGTATGGCATGCTCCATTGGTCTTTCGAAAATGGAGGAAAAGGTGATATTTCAGATTTGGTTGTAATGGATCAGAAAAGCGATGATTTTGAAATTCTACCAGATTGTCCTGACAAGGTTTACGGAAATATTGATAAGTTTATTGAAAACCCAAACTAGACTGGGGCGATCCTAATAATACTAACCAATCCGATCGATCGCCAGAATTAGTAACAAGTGAAACGGATATCTCCCTTGCAAATATCACAACACTTCTGAATTCAATACGTCTGAATATTAATCAATTGGAAACGCTTAATGATTCATTAATATGGTCAGAAAATGATCCTAGATTACGAAATATTATTGATAACATTAACTCCAATAATGGTAATGATACTGCGTCACAGATAGATGATAGTTCAAGTAGTGAGAACATGGTGTCGCTTAGTCAATTGCTTAATGAAGATAATAATGTGCTTGATGTTAACCAAAATGACACCGACTCAGATGAAGATTATGGGTCTTTAGCTTTACTTTTAAAATCAGAGTATGGTATTCATACAAGTGATGATGATGTTTCAGATTCGGGGTTTTCGATTTTAAATGTTCCAGAAATTATTGTAACTGTATATGAATAAAAAGAATCAGGAATGCTTATTTTAACTTTGTGAGTTTGGTTTAACATCAAATCATAACAAACAATAAAATAACATAAGCAAAATGCAGTCGATCTCCTTAGATAAACTAGTCCTTTCGAAGCAAAATATGAGACAAAATGCGGATACATCCGATACACATGACACTGATATTACAACTCTGGCTGACTCTATTCAATCCCAAGGTATGCTCAACCCAATCTTAGTTCGTCCTGTTGAGAAACATTCAGACAAATTCGAAGTCTATGCAGGACACCGTAGGTTATTGGCTGCGCGATCTCTTGGATTGGCCACTGTGCCTTGCGTTATTAGTCAGATAACTGATATTGAAGCGAGTATTCGTTCTTTGGTTGAGAATTATCAACGAGTCGAGAATACCTATAATGAAAAGATTAGAACTTTTAGTAATCTTTATCATCAAATGGAACCTTATGATACTAAGGGAATCTCAAAGGATACTTTTAGTGATAGTACTCGAGTGACTCTTATTTGTCAATCAGTGGGAGCACGTCCTAAGACAGTTAAACGTTATCTGAAATTAAGTGTTCTGCCTGATAGTATTTTAGAGTTATTAGACAAACGCGAAAGTGGATTGACCTTAAAAAATGCTGAACTTTTGGTTCGTGTTGCATCCGAACATAGAGAACCATTAGTAACTGGTATTTTAGCTAGTAAGCTGTCTAGTCAAGAGATTGAAGCAGTTATTCGATTATTTCTTCAGAATACAGACTTAGAAAAGATTCCTGATTTTATCAATCAGGTAATTGAGCGTTCGGCCCAAGAGCGACGTCAAAAAGAAAACAAATATGATACGAAAGAAAAAACACGAGATGAGAGCGCTGTTGATAATGATAATGACAATGACAATGATAATGATAATGACAATGACAATGACAATGACAATGACAATGATAATGATAATGATAATGATAATAATCAACACGTATCTGACCAAGAAGGACCAATCGACAGAACCGAGGAAGTATCTGAAAAGATCAATAAAAAGAAACCTTGGTTACACGATCCGAATGATAAACTAAAACTACCCAGGCAAATTAATCCTGATCAACTTGAAACTTTTTGGAATTTATACCAATCTCTTAACAAATAAGACGAGTTGGAACTATACATAACATATTTATTATGAGTACCATAATAAATATATTATGTTGGGTTAGGCAAACTATATTAATTTCTCAGGTGTGGATGTCTTTAGCTGATTCTATAACGGAATCTAGATATTTTTGAACAGCTCTAGCTCTGACTTGGCCATCAATTGTATTATATGGTGTTAGACCGGGTCCTAAATTAATTTCAATTAGTGAAGGTTTTCCTGTTTTATCAAGAAAGAAATCAAGACCAAAAAATTCCCAACAAATGTGGTTTTTGATCCATTCATCTATTTTTCCCTCATTTTCTAATCTCTGTTGATAACAGACTAATAATTCGCGTACAATTTTATGACATTCATCCAACACTCTTTCTCCATCATTAGTTGTCAAACTCCATGATTTTAACATACTTTTCCAAGTATTTGGAAATCCCTTTTCAAAAAGTGGTTTGGATTTGTAAAAACTGGGGATATGTCGACTTTTAGAGAAGTTAACTGATGGATCTAGATATGTTTCAGGTGCATAATAAATAATACCATCATTTGATAACCAATAGTTAACGCCAGTCTTAGTTACTTTGACTGTTAGATAAAGTCGCAAATTGAATTTGTGTCCGTTGTATAACATGGGATCAGATATATATTTTTGGGCAACGATAATATGGTTTTTGCTCATCCATTCTTGACTTGGGTGCCTTTTACCCATCCAGTTTTGGTTTGAATGTTTTTCAACTAGATATAATCCTTGTTGTCGTTGTTGGTTGTTTTTGAGAATCCAATAAGGATAGGGATCATTGAAATAAACACTTGTTTCCTCTGGGATTTCATAACAAAAGGGTAAATTGTCTTTGGATGTTTTCCAGAGTTCCTTCTTGTTACCTAGCCAATAATTATAGGGGATATTGGTATGAACACCACCGTCGGATTTGGTAATATCTTCGTCTAATTTGCGTTGATTTTGTTTGAAATCATATTGTATGGTAATTTGCTCTCTCTGTCCAAAGAGAGAAAATGTATAGTGGACACGTGGATCCCTTAATAACATTTGATCTACTATTAACGATGGTTTTTTGTAGTTCCAGTTTACTGATACTGAATCTGCTATGCTATTTCTCAGCCTGACTGTATTTATAGTGTTGTTTTTCATTCACACAATATACTATGTTCAGATAATCACAATAATAAATATTTGGGATATAACTGATCAGCATATTGACTTAAATCAGATCCATCTCTGGTTCGCAGAAATTATCTAAGAAATTGGAAGCTAATGATAATTTTAAAATTTTTTGGAGGGGGAGGGGGTTTCGACTCAAAAACATGTTTTAATCAAATTTTTAGATTCGATATCATACTTTGGTTTCTAAATTTCATTTTTGACAAAACTGGGTTACTCTGGGTTCGGATTTATTCGGATTTATTCGGATTTATTCGGATTTATTCGGATTTATTCGGAATCTGTTCCTGGTTACTCATTTTTCGATTTCAAATCTTGATCTATTTATTTCCTAAGCAGGCTTATACTGATATATCCTAATATGAATCTATTAGGGTATATCTTCAATATAAATGGTCTATTTGGATATACTAATGGCCGTTAATATAGTATTAGAAACTTCAACTCTTTTCAACTCACTTTGATCGTTTCTTAAGTGTGTTTATACATATCAAAGCCCTTAATATGGATTATAAATGGCCTATTAGAATATATTAAGGTCATTAATATAGTATAAGAGAGTGTTATATTAGTCTATCTCTCTTTCTTCGATTCAAATTCACTATGTTGAGTTATCATACTAATATAGTATACCAAAAGCTGTTAATAATTGATTCAATCTGTCATAATATTGATTTCATTTGTTTTTGACTGATTACAAATTAATTTGTAAATAATTCCGAAATAATCGGAATAATTCCGAACAATTCCGATTATTTATTTAAGACAAAATGTATTAAATATATTATAATAATGAGTACGTCAAACAGAACATTTTATGTTTGTCCCAGATGCAATTATCGCACTTTTAAACGTACAGATATGAAACGGCATTTTGAACGTAAACGTATTTGTGCGGATAGAAATAATGTGGCATTGACAGACGAAATGAGGGATCGAGTGCTAGAAAACTATGAATATCATATTCCAAAAGAAACTACAATGCAACAAAACACAAATAATTTTAATATGATGTTAGGGATTTTGAATAGCACTGAAACTGTTGATAAACTTAAACTAATCAATGATCACCAGAAAAAATCGATTATAGATATAGAAGATGATCTGGAAAAAAGATATGAATACCTGGTAAAACGTCTAGAGAATAATGATATGACTTACGGCTATTTATTAAAAATGGATGATCTTTTTAATATTGTTAATACTTGCACATTAAGAGAACAAGGTGATCCAGAACATTTCAATGTCTTTTTTGATAAAGTAATCAACCGACTTAAACTGTTACGTGGTCGTAATTGGGAAACTTATATTGAAGATTATGGCATCAAACTGCTAATAAGTCTAATTAAGAGTTACTATCTTGATACTTATGAGATATACTTGATCAAAAACTTACATAGTACTAGTAGTGCTAAGGTTAATAGATGGCAATTAAAAGACCATCTAATTATTTATTACAAATTTCTGGCAACTTTTGATTTGGAGCCTCATATTGCGAATCTAGATGATGACGAAGTTATGGGATATCAATTAGTAGGAGATCGGCAAGATTTTTTGTCCTCAACTTATCAAAAACTTTACAATGATGAAAAGAAAGATCTCAAGGAATCTGGAATTAAGGTCACTAAAAAGAAAATTATTAACATTGTACGAGATAATAGTGTACAAAATTCCAAAAATTTAGACAAAACCATTATTGATTTATTGAAAATAGATGAAAGTTTTAGGAAAGAACTCTTAAAAACAAGACAAGTGGTATCAGGTCAGTCTTTGCTACAGGGATAATGCTAGATATTAGTTCCAGGAAAAAATCGATTTCCATTTTATAAGTTATTTTATAAAATGAACCAGTACTCTCAGATTTTAGTAACTGGTGGATCAGGTTTTATAGGAAGTCATCTTCTTCATCAACTCATCAAAAACTATCCGCGTATAAATATATATAACCTGGACAGTCTAACTTATGCCAGTGATCAGAGTAGAGTAAAGGAGTTAGAGAGGTATTCCAATTATCATTTTATAGAGGCGGATTTACGTGACCGTGAATTGATTAGTGATCTTTTTGAAAGGTTCAAGTTTGATGGAGTTTTTCATTTAGCAGCAGAAAGTCATGTTGATAATTCCATTCAAAATCCAACTCTTTTCTTAGAAACCAATATCATGGGGACTGCCAATATATTAGAAGCAGCTCGTCGACTATGGCTTTCATCATCTAACCGATCTTCTTTTGCTCATGCCCGTTTTCTTCATGTCAGTACAGATGAAGTTTATGGTACTCTTCAATTAGGAGAAACAACCACCTTTAGTGAAACCACACCTTATAGTCCTAACAGTCCCTATAGTGCAAGTAAAGCGGCTAGTGATCATTTAGTGAATAGTTATTATCATACGTATGGTTTGCCAGTGGTGATCACTAATTGTTCTAATAATTATGGTCCTTGGCAACATCAAGAAAAGTTGATTCCAACTGTAATCAATTGTTTGAAGAATACTAAACCTATTCCTGTATATGGTAAAGGGGAGAATGTTCGCGATTGGCTTTACGTTGGAGATCATTGTCGCGCATTGGAAACTGTTTTTTTGCAGGGTAGACTAGGTGAAAAATATAACATTGGTGGAAAGAATGAGAAAACTAATTTGGAATTGATTTACCAATTATGTGACATTATGGAAACCTTAGTACCAATCAAAACTACCTCCATGTATCTTAAAAGTTACCGCGATCTTATTTCTTTTGTGACTGATCGTCCAGGTCATGATGCACGATATGCTATAGATAATACTAAAATTACCACAGAATTGGAATGGCAACCTGAATCTAGTTTTAAAGAAGCGCTGGTTGTGACCATTAAATCATATTTGTAAAATAACCTGAAAGCTATATAAGACACAAAGAAAGTGTCGGATCTCTAGAAGCACAACTTTCAAACAAAGCTTTGTACTATGCTCATATAATTTAATTTAATTACAGAATATCAGAAGTAAATGAAATTATGAAAGAAGTGAGCTTTCGGCTTTGCTGAAATTTTATAAATGACCAAAATATAAAGTTTTTAATTAGAATATATTTGGATTGTACTTTAGAGTATGTGATGTCCTATCATGATTTATAAATTCCAAATTATCTATTATTGATAATAATTCTAAGGCCCTATCAACTTTCCAAAAATTTATACCTGCCATATTTAGAAAATCTGTAATTATTGGAAGATTAACACAAGCTAGAGTTTTAAGTTCATATACACGATTAAAAGTACTTAAGAGGTCATCCCAAAAAAACTTACGATTTTCCACTGAATTTTCGATCCCCATGAAACTCATTTCAAAGTCCATAATCACAATCTGATATCCCAATGTTTCTAATATTACGTCAATGGAATATACCACCACTTTATCTTTTGTCACTCTAAATAAAACATTATCCAAATGCAGATCACTGTACAAAAAACCATATTTTTTGTAGGCGAAAAGACAACTGGTCACCAAAATTGTTTCAAAAGAGATTTCAATATCGAAACTTCAGTTAATTTCCAATGGTATGTTCGTATAGAACCAAGTTTATAATATGGCATTAATAAGACTGTTTTTTTATTTACATCTATTTTTTCTCCAACACAAATACGTCTTGGTAGTCTATCACTGCTATCATCATAACACTCGTAAAGGCAAATAAACCTAATAAATCCAGGTATATGTTCCAAAATTTTACCATATTCATATTCTTTTTTGATAGTTTTAGTTATTTTACCCAACTTTATGACAATTTGATTCAGATTCGGGGTATTCCAAATATTTCGTAATAGTTGCTAATATAATATGTATGTCTTTTTCATATCGTATCAAATGGTCTAATTCTAAACTTTCGGGATCTGTAGCTATTTATTGCCAATCGATATAATATTTTCGTGTACTTCCTGGCTTGTAGTGTAGTTTTTTTAATAGATTAATCGACATCTAATAATATTGATATCATATTAGCTATAAATGGTTATTTTGGAATTAATCGAAAATCGTTCCAAAATTGTAGAAATATTGGTTTAGATATATCCACGAATTTTATGCTATATAAGGAAAAACGAATAACTATCCATCTTTATTAGTTTCGTTGTTGCTTACGAGTCCTAAACTATTTTTAACAGAAAAACGAAACTTTACTATGATAAGTTTCGTTGACATCGGACAAAAACCCATTAGATTACCAATTAATTTTATGATGATTCTATAACATGACGCTGATATATTTTTGACTAACTTCTTTATAAATATTATATAGTGTTTCAAAAATGGGAAAAAATTATAAGGGAGGGAGTTTTGTCTATCGAAGACCACGATACGTCAAAATGGGTCCACTAGATCAATTAATTAATTGTGAGGAAACCAATACTATGTTGGCATATAACATATCTCCAAGAATTAAGGTATTTATAACTCCAAGTGAAAATGGAGGGAGTTTCATAAAATTAGAACCGATAATCGGTAAAGATTATCCTTTGATAACTCGAGATGGTGGTATAGTTTCTTATACATTGAAGGAAGCTATTGCGAAGGGAGCTTATGGTGGAGTCTATTTGTTAGAGCGAAGTGATATTGTTTCTCCTTTGTCCAGTGAAGTTAGTGATCTTCCTCGATATTTAAGCATCAAATTTCCAGCTAGACCGGGGGCTCTAAATAATGATTTGGAAATTTATAAAGTTGTTAAGGATATGAATCACTATGATACTATAATTGATAGCTGTCACTTGCAAATTAGGGCACCTGACGTTCAAGGTAAAATTCAGGTGGTTGATTGTCTTTTGATGGAAAAAATGGATGGACCCTTAGGTTCTTTTCGTCTAAATAACAACGAAACTGGTTTAAATATTTATGACCAATATGCAATCTATTTTAATATTTTGTTACAAATAGGCTTTGCCTTTAGTAATTTACTTGATAAAGGGTATTATTATACTGATTGTAAAGTGGACAATATTCTTTATAGAATTTTGGGTCGTGGTCAATTAGAGATCTTTTTAGCCGATTATGGAGGAGCATGTCATTATAGTAAATCCGAAGGAACTGTCACTTTTCCTTATATTTACCGATCAAGTGCACTTGGTTTTCTACCAAGTATTGCCGATCCAATTTATGGTTTATTTATAATTTTCTTGCAATTAAACCGAGACTTTTATTATGAAAAAGATATAAATCTATTATCACATACGTATGTATTGTTAGAACCATCTGAAAAACTGACATTAATTTATAGAATTGTAGATACAATCGTGAATACTATTGGAGATCAATTTATAAGGGCGATAGTATATCGATTTACTGAATTTGTCACGTCTGGAAATTTATTAGCCAAAGATCCAGTTGGAACATGGAGTTCTCTTATGGCTATTTTGAATGATAGTTATTATCAACTAGTGGAACGTAGTCAATTTGGACAATATTTAGTATTACCTGAGCCATTTCATAGAACACTTAAATATAGTACCAAAGCAACTAGCAATGAGTCAACTCTCACCGATTCAGCTAGTATTAATACGGATAGTCCATCTAAAATGGATGTTGATAATTAGAGATTTAAATAGACTTATATTTTATCATGATTTCGATAATTACTTTACATCCAAGGAATTATCGAAGTTATATTAACATAATCCATCTCTATTTGAAGCAATCATTTTCATTATCCAATTCTTTGATAAATTCTTCTAGATATTTACCATATTCTGACTTTGAGACTTGTTGGTAATTTTTCTCTAGTTGTTCTCGATCTATATAACCCAATTTATAAGCAATTTCTTCAATACATGCTATCATTTGACCTTGGCGTTTTTCCACAATGGCTACGAAATTCGCAGCATCTAACATGTCACCAAACGTCCCAGTATCGAACCAACATGTACCTTTACCTAATATCTGAACCTTACATTGATTATCTTCTAAGTAAAGTTTGATCAGATCGGTAATTTCAATTTCTCCACGTGGAGATGGGTTTAAGGATTTGGCTTTTTCAACGACGGACTTGTCAAAATAATAGATACCGGTTAAAGCATAATGTGATTTTGGTTCTTTAGGTTTTTCTTCAATACTAAGAACCCGGCAATCATTCTTACAAAATTCAATAACACCATAATGTTCAGGATGTTCTACTTTATATGCAAAGACCTTGGCTCCTTTAATAAAATGAGAACGGTGACTGATACTACTAAAAAAATCATCACCATAAAAAAAATTGTCACCTAAAATCATACAAACGCTACTATTTCCGATAAATTCTTCACCTATGATAAAAGCGTCAGCCAAACCTTTTGGTTCTTTCTGAATCTTATAAGTAAGTTGCAAACCATAAGGCCCACCATCACCTAATAATGTTTGGAAACTAGCAATATTAGTTTCGTTGTTCGTAATAATTAAAATTTCGGTGATACCAGCAATCATTAAAACTGCTAGAGGATAGTAGATCATAGGTTTATTGTAAAGATTCATCAATTGTTTAGAAATAACCTTAGTAGAAGGATACAACCGCGTTGCTAGTCCACCAGCCAGAATAATACCTTTCATAATGTCGAGACTATATATATATAACAAGAAATAGCACTTAACAACAAAAAATGATTTTTAAAATATATTATTTGTATATCATATGTTTAATAAGCCATCAGCCAGTTTAAAGAAATTTTTCGGAAGAGTTGTTTTCTATGCATTTGATCATGAATTTAATGATAAAGATCTACAACTAGCCAAAGATTTAATTGTCGATTATCCTATTCTAATCACTGACACTCAGGGTTATTTTAATCAAAGTCAGTTAACTGATCTTGTTACTCGAAATTCTGAAATTTTAGAATATTTACCAGAGGGGAGTATTACTAGTCAACTTATGGCAAGTTTAACCAAATTGGACCGACCAATTAAACGATTAACATATATAGATTCTGAAATATTGAGACCGGTTGCCCAACATCTAATCTGTTTGAATCCAAATCAATATTCTTATTTACCAGAGTATCTCCAAGAAGATAAAGAGTTGGTTCTAATAGCCTTAGAAAAGAGTGGGGTCAATTTCGATCGTATGTATAGTATAGGTCAATTTAATTGTTTGAGTGATGAACAATTGACGACTATTACCAGAAATTATTTTGAGGAGTGTAACAGTCTATATACTAATTTAACATTCGAACCTAAAACTAATATATTAGACAAACATCTGCGTCGATATTTGAAATTACCTTCCAGTGTATATTGATAGGATTCGGAGTGTTTGTCTAGTGATCTTTGCCATTAAGTATAAAATTTTGCGAAGTTTAAATTTTTTTAAGAAAGAATAGAATGTCTCTTACTGAAAGAAAATGTTGTAATCCTTTTTTCTCTCAAGGTGAAAGAGGAGTAGAACATCTGAAATTGATGATACAAGCGAAGCGGGTCCGTGAAATTCCATTTCACTTACAAAATCCAGATAGACTAGAGGATTATCTACATGCTAGAGAAGAAGTAGAAATTTGGTTAGAGAGACTTCGATTTTTGGAGAAGACTTATAGCCAACCACTTAAAAAAATAAAGACGATGAAATATCGAATGACAGCCAAAGCCCTCGTTCACCAACTACATAAAAAAATTTCAGAACTGGAACAATATTTGCAAGGTAATTTTATTTACCTGACATGCCAATTTCATACTTATGATAGATCAGACAAGAATCGCGATAAACAACAAAATGACGACATGGATGATAGTTCGATTATTGTAGTCTAGTTAAAGTTTTATGTGGTCTTGTTTATATAAAAAAAATGATAAATATTTATTTTTATAACTCTTAACCCAATGAACGAATCTATTCTAACTGAGGTGATTCACTATAGTTCTGGGCAATGTGATTGTGGTTTGCTTGAAAGACTGTTTAAAGATAATTCTGATATAATTTGCGATTATTTTGTCCAACGACCAGATTTTACCGAAATTAAAAAAGTAAATCTTAGTATGAGAAAGAAAATCTATGATTTTTTCCTTTCAAATTATGATCCAAAATATTCACCATTCCTAAGTAGATTATTGGTAGACTTATGTATGAACAAATGTGAGACTAGGGTTAAGAAGATTTTGAAGGCAGCCATCGAGGAAAAGATTCAGCTTGATTTGGAAACCAGAGACAAAAAACGTAGTTATAGTGCCTTTCATCATGCTTGTGTTTGGGGAAATCAGGAAGTATTGGATCTTTTTGTTCAATTAGCGAAAATGGGTAAGTTTGATATAAATCAGACATTTTTGTGGGAAAATAGTAATAGTACAGGACTTTATCTTGCTTGTTGGAAAGGAGGGTTGGGTGTGGTTAAAAAACTATATAAATGTGGTATTGTTGATTTTAATCATAAAGATAAAAGAAATGGAACTTTCTGGTATAGTGCTATTGATTCAGGAAATCGAAAAGTACTAGATTTTTTACACCAACATTATCCACTCGATCCTAATCACAAAACCGAATTTGGATTCTCTTTAATAGAACGGGCAATTTATTCCGGTAAGATGGCAACATTTGATTTTCTAATTGAATTTCCAAATCTAGATACTAATTGCATATTCGAAAATAAAACACCATTAATGTTGGCACTTGATCAAAAACAGTTGGAAATGGCCAACAAAATTCTTGAGCATCCCAATACTAATATTTATATCAAGAATAGTAAGGGTGAAACAGTACTCGATTTTGTGAAAGACAAAGAAGTTTGGGATCTGGTTCCGGTTATCTTAAAAAAACTTAATTCTGGTACCCCTCCATCAAATTTTGCTTTCTCATTAGAAAGCGAACTGGATCGATTGCTTCAAAAATGTGTTGAACAAAAGATACCTGAATTATTGGGTATTGTTATTTTGGAAATGGCAATTCCAATTGATCGGCTAATTAATTCTTATTTGAACAATAAGAACGGGAAAGACGTATCAGTGGATACCGTTTCTTGGGAGAAAATATCAAAAAACGGCAAAACTACTGATACTGATACTGATACTGTAGTACAAAGAAGTTTAGATAAATTTTTAAGTGGTTAATAAATCCATGTATTTTAATATAAAAATCCGGTGTAATGGAAAAGCTTCACAGTGACTAACATAAAAGGGTTCGAAACTGTGATTATTATCATTATGGAATTTTTGACTTTGACATTGGCTACATATAACCATTTTATTTATAGAGTCCAAACCTCTTTCTTTATGTCGAAACCCGACTATAATTGGTTGTTGACATAGAGTACAAGGTCTGGTGGATTTATTAGGTTGGCACTTAGTGAATAACCATTGTTGTTGTTCTTGATCATAGTATGCCAATTTAAAGGCAATAGAGGGGGTCTTACTATCATTTTTAAGATTAAAAGCTAATTGATATTGACCAATTGTTTTTTTGGGGTCACGAAAAATGACAATACTTGGAGCGTTCCGCGTTTCCATTAATTTGCAACTGGCTTCATCCGAAAGGCTGGAAGTATCAAGGTTTACTCCATCCAGACGAAAGTACCAGGCAGTTCTGCTCCACAGACGCCAAACGTAATCTTTATTGGTATTCAGAAAATGCTTGGCCTGGTTAGCAATGGTTTCTACCAATAAAATATCTTTGGATAATGTAATGCTTCTAGCGGATGTAGGCGAATATATAAAACGACCAGTTAAGTCTACTAGGTATTTCATTAGTAAATACAGTTAATTTAAATAATTTATGACATTTTTTCTATCGATTTGGTAAAATCAATAGGAAAACGGTTTTGAGAAATGATGATTCCAATGGGTCAATATTTTCCAAATATATGGATTAATGACTTGATATAATTAACTATATATAAGAAAGGGGCTGGGTGTCTTCACTGTCTTTGTTCGACTGTAAGGCTATATTTAGGCATATTTTTCCATTTGTTTTTGAGTGGCTATTCTTGACAATAGAGTAATATGTTTTAGTTATGGTCGTGTCGTCTTTAATTTCTATAAATTTGCACCGTTTCCTAACCATTTCAATTAATTTATTTTCATTATTAAATTGTATTTCCTTACCTCGTTCATGATCTTTGATCATTTGTTTAAACTCTTTAAACGTTAATCCTTTCTTAGGATCGTTTGCAGGTATAAATAACTCATCGATTATATTATACAATATATCTGTTTCGTTCATGGATTCTTTACTAAATTCTAATACTTCTTGCGGATAGTCAAAGACCAGTTGTAAATGAGCAACCAAATAATGAAAATGGCTCATTTTCCAGCTCTCAATTTTGTTTGAGAGTTCATAATCAATTAGATATGTATCTGGGGTATTTGGATTGTACTCTTGTGGTTTTATAAAACGCGACTTGAAATGAGTATACAGTAATCGTCGAGTTGTAGCATCCTCTATCTTGATCTCAGGCTTTTGATTGCACAACAAAAACATTGTAAACATTATAGGATATGTTTTTTTGCTTTCATAGTTACCGCGAAATTCAAAAGTTTTTTCACCAGAGAAGTGTTTAATTGTTTTTTCATTCAATCGCACTGGTTCCCGCTTATTATTATCTTCTATTTCACTAGCAATTGCATATCGGACTCCTATCAATTGTTTATAATCTTCCCTGGCTTGGTGAGTGCCAACTGATTTTTGAATCAACATTTGACTATCAAATTTCATTGCATAATCACCGGCGGTATAACAGACCAAATTTTCTAAAGCGCTCTTTCCATTGGCACCAACTCCATTCCAAATATAAAAATTTTGCAATACCGAACTATTATCTCCGATTAGAGATCGGGCTATTGTTTGGACCGTAAATAATTTGACTTTGGAACTAAAACTAAATAGTTTTCCATAAAATTCGTCAATTTCTTTATAATGTGTTTTATCTTCCGTATAATCATATCCAGTTGACATTGTTATATAATCAGTACGTTGACCGTTTCGGAATTTCTTTTCTTTCAGGTCGTACACACCATTTTCGAATCCTATCAAATAGGGATTACGGTCAATTAAATCAGGGAACTTTTCATTTAAATAGAAATGGGGGAGGCAACCTAAAATAGAATTTCTTTTACAATTTTTGCCAACAGTTTTGAAAATATGTTTTGTAATTTTCAGACAATTTACATTATTTTGTATTGTTCGTTCCAAATCTTTATATTCTTGTGTTTCACTGTTCATATTATTTAAGTCAGATTGAGCCGCATCAATCTGTTTATTCAGGTTGACAGCTTGTTGTTTAAATATATCTCTTAAGTGATCAATAATGGTTTGTTTAAGCTCTTCCTCGCTAGTTTTCAGATATCTACTACCATTAAATTTATACCATACAACCTGTTTTTTGATACTATAACAGACGTAGTCGTTTGAGTGTGACTGATAGAAAATACTTGATAAATTAAGGTCATCATCATCAAGATGATGATTTGTGGTTTTAAACAGATTATAGTACTCAATTGGATTAGTTTCCCTGGCATGATGAATAATTGTTCCGGCTGTATTAGTGTAGGTATCAGAAAATGAGTTCCAATCTTTATGAAGTTCTTCATAGTCATAACACTCAAATTTCTGTGAAAATTGGTCGAAATACTCTAAACCTGTTTCTCCGAATTCATTTTTAAGGGCAACGCCAATTGTAATCCATTCCTTTCTTTTGATTTTCGAAATATCAATAATATCCAATACTTTAAGTAAATAATCATTATTATAGGTAAAGCTATTTTTGGATATATTTTTGACAGGTTTTGGTATTTCAAATTCTAGCAACTTAGACTCGGATGACATAGCTGTTACTAAATAACCAAATTCGGTTTTACATTCTCGACCTTCACATATTTTCAATTCTCGGTCATTTTCATCTTGCTTATGATGATCAAAAAGTCTGAAGTTTTGATTATTACCATAAATATTCAAATCAATAGGGTGTTTAGAATTCCCATCTTTATCAAGGCAATCAAAGAGTGGAGAGTTCGGGTCTTTATTAATTAGCTCAACAACTTTGTGAGCTAAAAATTTACCATGTTGATGCAGATTCTTTAAATGAAAGCCATTAATTATTACATGGTAAGAATATTTTGGCTTCTCACCAAAACGGTGACTTTCTAACACTATTATTGAATTGGGATCCAATTCAATTTCT